GCTGCTGGTGTTACTGTTATTGCACTGTCTGCATATTTAAAAAATGGTTGTGTAGTTTTATTTATACCACCTACTGTAACAGAATCATCTTCTTCAAATGCAAATGCACTTACAGTAAATGTGCTAGCAGAAGTTCTTTTAATTTCTCTAATAGGATTATCTCTATGACAAATAAATACAGTATCTCCAAACTGTGCAAAATTTAATTCAAATAGCTGTGCAGTAGTCCAATTACAATTAGAAGTAATATTAGATTGTATTGCTGATCCACTAGAGTTGTATACATCTAATCTATTATTAGATAAAACAAATAAAGCTACTTCATCATTAGAAAATATAAATGGAATTATTCTACATTCTGCTGGTAGAGTAGCCATAAATTCTGTAGCTGGTCTACGCATAACTCCACCTTCATCAAGAAGATACCAGTTTCTTACTTGTTTACCACCTTCAAAATATGCTTTAGCATCTGTTCTTGCATTAAGAAGATTATTAATTTCTCCTGACGAAAAATTCGTATATACCTGTCTTACTTTTCTTGGCATTATGACTGAACAAGTCCACTACGACTGCTTCTCCTATCAGTAATAAATCTTTCAGTAGACAGTCTTTTCGTTGTAGTTTCCTGTGAATCAGTATTTTTAGCTATAAGTATTTGTCTTTCAGAAAGCTGGTCAAACTCTCTAACCATAGCTGCATCTCTTGCAATACTACCAGCAAAGATACTAGCTAGTTTATATTCTATAGCTAAACGAAAATGAGGTGGGAAATGATCTTCATTCTGTCTAAAAATATAATCCATTATTACTGTACTGTTTTGACCAAAACCATTTAAATAAACTTTATCTTCATATCTTTGATATTGTAGTAATGCATCATTACAAGTGATTGCTATAATTTTTAAACATTGTGGATTAGCTGGTATTTGATATGCATATTCATATCTGCCAGTAGGTGCATCAGCTAGTAATGATAATTGTTTTTGTCCTGTAGCAAATCTCCAGTTTGATCTTACTAGAGTAGATTCTACTATTTCTTCGTATATTGTATTTGTTGTTAATGCTTCTGTTGTTCCATCTGTAAATGATGCAATAGGATTTGCACCTATCATTATTAATGCTCTTGAAGCTATATCTACTTTTGTTACTGCCATTGTTTATGTCTAGTGGGGGTAAAAACCCCCACCTAAGTTAGTAATTATGAAAGTAAAGCAGTTCTAACTTGAGTAGCGCTTGCTGTAGTTACGATTAACATATCTACTACACCATTCGAGCCACCACTGTTTACTATGATTACATCTCCAGCTGTCAATTCAGTTGTAGATAGTAAAAAGTACTCGTTGTCATCTATTGTACCTATTGCGTCGCCATCAGCGTAGTACCACATGCTGTTGGTATCTCCCATTTGAGAGATTTTTTTAATAGGGTTATCTAAAGCGTATGCCATATTTATCTCCTATTCTGCACACTTCTGTACTCTGATACCGTTATCGTCAATCAGTATTGATCCCATACTTAAGTATGAAGTCATTAAGTGAGAGACTTTTTCAGGTATATAGTTAACTTCAGTTCTAACTTCTGATCCAATACCTAGACCCATTGATGACTTGTGCCAACAAACTGTGTGTCTATCAGTTGATCCTGATGTATCTAGACCTGAGAAAACGAATGTTAAGAAACCTAAGAATCTCTTAGCTGTGTAGTTCATACCAGCATAAGGTAATTCTGAGTTTCCTAAGTACTCACTTCTAGTCCATTGATCATCAGCTAGTAAGTCAGACCATTGCTTTGGACCGATTGCCCAATATCTTTGGTTGTCATCTGGCACAGAATTTGTACCGAATAACGCTTGCATATCTTTAAACTTGTCGACATTCATGTCAGTAGCTAAAGATGTAGCACCATTTGCACCAGCATTGTTTGCAACAGTAGTTGCAGACGCCATTGCATCAGTAATGATGCTGTCAGTCTTACGACCTAAAGCATAAGCTGCATTATTTGCAATTACGCTTCTTTCGTCAATATTGGTTTTCAGTTCATCTAGTTTGTCTACGTAATCAGACGCATAGAAATCTGATAGAGTTGCAGTAACATTTGAGTGTGAAATGTTCATAGCAACAATCTCAGCGTGTCTTGCTTTTGTAGTAGCTTCACCTGTTCCAACTTTTTGGAATTTTACAGATTCACCACTAACACCGTTTACGGTACGAACTAGCCCTTTGAACTTACTACCCATTCTTTGGTATGCCATATGTACTTCAGCCTCAAACTGAGTAATAAAAGCATTAGTAATTTGAGCAGACATTCTAACCTCCGTGTTTGCTTATTTGTTACCTAGATTGTCACACAGGGGTTTGATTTGTTATCTTTACAGGCAAATCTAGGGCCTTAGTGGTCTATTGAGACCTTACTGACATATTTTTTACTTATTTTCAATTCACAAATATCAACAACATTTTCTCTAGGAATAACACAAGTATCACCAATGTCTGTTTCATTGTATGACATATATAAAATAATTACATCTGAATTTTCTATTAACAAGAAACCATCAGTATAATTGATGGCTGGTTTATACTTTTTAGCAGTTTCAGGATCAAGCCACTCAGAATGTGACTCAGCATCTCTCCACTTAACCCTGAGCCTCTTTCTTGTTTCCATAGTATTTTTCATATAAATTTGATACTTTGCTTATATAAGCTGGATCTTTATCTAACCAATATCGTTTATCTTTCATCATAGCTCTTAAATCAGATAAACTTGGAGCTGCTTCAATAGCTGTTTCTGTATTTGGTATTGGAGCATCTTTATTTAATTTCATTATTTCTTCAATTAATTTTACTCCATTTGCACTACTAGCAATTTTTGCCATAGTTTCATATGCATCAGTAGATAGATTTTTCTTTGACCATAGTTCAGCAGCTTCTATTCTAGCTTGTGCATTATCACCTAAAGATTTTTTTTCATCTTCAGCACTAGGCAAAGCACTAACTTCATTGTTTACAAATGCGTTAATACCTTCATTAAATTGTTCCTGAGTAAGCCCATTATCTTTGGCTGTTTTTTGCCACCATTGTAGTAAAGGCATATCAGCATTGATATCGACATCAACTCCCTCTTCCAATTCAGGTTTGGTAATTTCGTAGTTCTCAGGTACTTTAGCTCTTTTTTCTTTTTCAATATCTTCGCGTACTTGTTTGGATAATTCATCTGTTCTTGCTCCCAATTTTTTTTCTAGTGAATTATAACTTGCTGAAAGTTCTTC